CTGGAATCGGCTCTGATTTAATGTATCAAAAAATGTGGAATCAGTTTCCTGAACATGATATTTTTATACTTCATGCAGATATGCACCCATTTAAAGATGGGTGGTGGGAAGAAATGCTAGAATATGTAGTCAAGTATCCAGAAGCAGGGATGTTGGGTTTACTATTGTTATATCCTGCACAGAATGATAATTATGAGCACTATATACAATGTGCTGGTGGACAATTTACTGATGGAAAACCAGATCATTTTGGTAGTGGTTTAATACTTGAAAATAAATCACAATTTAAACAAAATTTAGAAGTTGATGATGGAAGGTACCTAACAGTAAGAGAAGTAGCGTGGACAACTTTTGGAGGTTGTTATCTTAGGAGAAGTTTCCTTAATACTGTAGGAGATTTTAGTCCAGAGTATGAGTGGACTTATAATAGAGATGTTGACTATTGTTTAAAAGCTAGAGAAGCTGGAGAACATATTTATCAAATACCTGTTAGACTTTTACACCATGAATCAAGAGATAATAAAAGAATAAAAGATCAATCTAAAGCTGATATGGAAACTAGAAACTTACAAACATTACTGGCGAAATGGGCAAATTCAAAATTTTATAAAACGCTGGACAAAGAGATAAAAAGTGGATAAAGTATATATAACGAAACAAGAAATGTACGATGGCATTGAGAAAGAAGCTAAAAAATTAAAATCAGGTGATAATGGTCCTATTCTAACTGTACTATTATGGATATGGATTATGTGGGCATTAATATTCTTAGTGATTCCTGCTTTTATATCCTTAGTGCTAGTAGTGGTAGTATATGCTCCATTCTATCTTGTAGATCAAAAAATTGTTAAAAGGAGAGACAATGGCTAAATTAAATAAAGCATGGGTACAGGCATCCCTAGAAATGTCACAAGTAGATAAAGATAAACTTGATGAATGGATTAAAAAAGTAGATGGAGCATCCTCAAATAGATTAAGAGGTTTTATAAATAATTTATGTGGTGCGGATAATGTTAATTATTTAGAGATAGGAGTTTATAAAGGCGCTACTCTAATGTCTGCTATGGCTAGTAATCATAAAACAAAAGCCGTGGGAATAGAAAACTCTATGTATGATTGGAGAAAACCTAATCCTGCTACTATACCAGAAGGATCACCTTGTTGGCCCTCTATGATAAGAGATCTTAACTATAATCTCGATAAATGGGCAACAACTCGTGGTTATGTAGCTAATGCAATAACTGTTATTGAAGATTCTTTTCAAAATGTAGATTACTCTAAACTACCTACTTTTAACATATGTTATTTAGATATAGAACATATAAATGCTGCTACTCTTGATGAGTTTTTTACAATAGTATATCCAAATCTTGATAAAGAATGTGTTTTGATAGTATCAGGAGTAACAAACTCAATAATTATGGAAGAATTAAATAAAGCACTACTAAGGCATGATGATAATTTTACTATAGAATACGAATTTTTAGAAATTAGTGCTTCGGGATCTGATAGTAGAAATTACTGGAATGGAATTAGAATATTAGGTTTAAAAAGAAAACTGAAAGCAGTATTATCTAAAAAACCAGTAGTAAAAACTACCCCAAAAACAACTAAAGAGGCGTAAATGAAAAAGAAGTCAGTTATAAGTTTAATAAGCTATGATGCAGCTTATTTACCTGAAAGTATATCTAAGTATTATAACTATGTAGATGAAATTATTTTGGGTCTAGATAAAAATAGAACTACTTGGAGTGGTAATAATTTTTCTTTTGATGAGACTAAATTATGGTCAGAACTAGGTGCTATTGATGGAGATTCTAAAATTTCTATTATAGAAGAAGATTTTGTAAAAAGTAAAATAGCTATTGAAAATGATAACTATGAAAGAAATTTTCTTAAAGCACAATGTACTAATGATTGGATTTTTAGTATAGATGCAGATGAATATCTAATAAATGCAAAAGACTTTTTTTATAATTATTGCCCTATTGTAGAGCGTTATTACAATAGAGCAGATATTTGTATGACTTGGGCAACTCCTTATAAAACTATTGACGATACCACGCTAGTAATTGCTAATGAAGATGGAACTCCATTTTTTGGTGAAAATCAAGGTATGACAACTTCTAAAGATAGTACTTTTACATATGCTAGATGGACTAATAAAAGTGCTGCAGGACATAATAGATTATTATCTCCGCTAGTAGCTATTCATTGGAGTCTGTGTAGGGACAAAGATGCACTACATGAAAAAATTAATAACATTGGGCACTCAGACTTAGTGGAGAATGATCCTTTTTATCAGATCTGGGATAAAGTAACTATGGATAATTATGAAGAATTACATAATTTTAAGTCATCAGGGCTTGGAACAGCACAATGGCCTATTCTTAGAGCTATACCGTCACAAGAAGTAACAAGTTATATAGACCAGCATTTAGATAGGGCATATTAATATGATAATTGATTTTCTAGGAAAATTTTATGATAATCACTCACTCTCGATTATTAACAGAAATTTAGTAATTAAACTAGCAGAAGCACACCCTGATTGGGAAATCTCTATTACTCCTTTAGATTCTTATGACCCTGAGTATAAGTTAGATAAAAACGTAGTTAAACAATTAAAAATTTTAGAACAAGCAGAAACTGGAGAACCTAATATACAGTTAAGACATTCTTATCCCCCTGTTTGGCAGTGGCCTACTAGTGATAGGACTAAAATTGTATTTATACAACCTTGGGAGTATACTAAAGCACCTTTTGAATGGCAATATAAGTTTGAAACATTTGCAGATGCTTTAATTGTACCTAGTAATTATGTAGCTACAGTATTTAGAAATGGAGGACTCAAACCAGAAAACTTATTTGTAGTACCTAACGGATATGATAAAGAACTATTTAACACAGCAGAAGATAATTCAGACAGCGATCATATAGATAGTGATAGATTTAATTTTTTATATGTAGGAAATTCTCAATGGAGAAAAGGCTTAGATATACTTATGAACTCCTGGAAAGATGCTTTTAAAAAATTTGATAAAGCAACCTTAACTATTAAAGATAATCCTAAAATATATGGTCAAAGTAATATATTAAATGAGATAGTTAAAATGCAATATAAAACAGGCTGTTCAGAAGTACAATACATTGACGAAGATTTATCTGATGAAGAAATGGCTGCACTATTTAAGTCGTCTGATATATTAGTACATCCTTATAGAGCTGAAGGTTTTGGTATGCATATACAAGAAGCAATGGCTTGTGGTTGTATTCCTTTAGTATCATCTAACGGTCCTACAGATGATTTTGTAGATCAAAATAATGGTTTTAAACTGCCAGTAGAGCGTAAAGCTCTGAACATAACAGATTCTAATGTTTTCGCAATGAAACCAGGAGATTCCATGACAGGAATGAGTACTCATACTTTCTATAATGAACCCGATATATCTACATTAACAAATGGTATTAAAATGCTTTATCATTCTCACAATAAAGAAGAAGAAATTTATTCTAAAAGAAATAGTATGAATATGGTAAATACATGGGAAAAAGTTGCAGAAGATTATGCAGCTGTATTTGAAGAAGTCAGTAGTAGAACTAATATTGTTAGATATTGACTTTTTAATAATTTGTAATAGTATAGTATTATAAGGAGAGTATAATGGATGAATTAGATGAATTTTTTGCAAATCTAGAGGTAGAGGCTAAAAATAGTAAACCACCGGAAATACCTAGTTTAGATAGAAAAATTATTGATGATTTTCATGGTAATGTCCCTATATTTAATGAAGAAGTTAGTGGGCAATTGCCCACTATCACTCCTAAAGCTCAGATATACATTACTGATGTTTTAGAAAAAGGACAATATTTTAGGTTTGCAGTAGACGGCGGAGGTTGTTCTGGTTTTAATTACGCTTTTGATGTAGAGACACACCCTAAAAAAGATGATATACAATTTTCAGAGAATCCACCATCAGTTATTGACTCTGTTAGTTTAAAGTATTTATATGGAAGTATTATAGATTTAGATACATCAGGATTGAGTAAACAATTAAAAGTAGAAAATCCAGGAGCTAAAGCTAGTTGTGGGTGCGGAACTAGCTTTGCATTTGATGAAGCAATGTTATTAGAGTCAGGCATACAATGAAGTACAAAGAAATAGTAACTGAAAGTGGTTTACCTTGGTTAGAACTTGACATAGATATACCTCATAAAAAAATGTTACAAGAAGCTATAGATCTTAAAGACGAATTTGTTAAGCATAGAGATGAAGATAATGGTGGAGGTTATAGACATAAAGGATGGAGAAGTTTATGTATACATGGAATAGATCCATATAAAACTAATCATTATGAGCAATACGGTTATAAATCAAATAATGAAACTCCTTATACTTGGACAGATATATGTACACGATGTCCTATAACTAATGAATTTTTTAAATATTATTTTCCATATGATGTATATTATAGAGTAAGATTTATGTTACTAGAGCCACAAGGGTATATTACTCCACATAAAGACTCTGAAGAACATAGACTATCACCTATTAATATAGCACTAAATAATCCTGAAGGTTGTAATTTTAAAATGAAAGGTCATAAAGGATATTTACCTTTTGCTCCTGGAAAATCACTATTATTAGATGTAGGTAATAAACATGCAGTATATAATAATAGTGATGAAGATAGATACCATATAATAGTACATGGTAAAATAACAAAAGAATTTAAAGAGTTAGTAGAACGTAGCTATGAGAAAAATGGGCCTCAATAAAAACTATGTAGTAGCAATATTTGATGATCCAAAATTTGCATCTAGAAATATGACTATACAAGAAAAACGTAAAGAAATTACAGAATTTTTTACAAGATTTAAGTACTTTGGTCCTATAATTTATGGCAAATCAGTCAATGATGTGTTAGACAAAGCACTAGAACATGATGTAGAATACTGTATAGTACAAGCAGTAGGTCATATTGTTAGAGATGGTTCATTTTTTAAAATTATAGAAAAATGGATGGGCAAAAAGAACTTCTTTGTTACGGGACATATTATGGACAAAGAGACTCCAAATAGTAATTGGGCAGAAGGTAATGGATACTATGGATTACACAAACAGTGTATTTTAGTTAATTTAAATTACTATAAGAAGTTTGATAAACCTGTATGGGGAGAAGCTAAGCATAAGTTAGATAAACCAGAACATTTAGCTGCTGCTAATAGACATGCTAAAGATATACATGATGACTATACTCCTTTAGCAGTTATGCCTACAGAAGAGACTAAAGTATGTACTCCTCTAGTAGATGGTTGGAACTTTATAAATACAAGTTTAGAAAATGGTTTAACTGTTTATAATTTTCATCCAAAGATTCGTGATGCAAAAGAATTTGTTTATCCTACTAGTAGTATTGAAGATCTACAGACTCAGTTATCGTGGGTTAATAATATAGTAAATTACGCACCTCAATGTGTATTTTTATGGAATACAGAGACATATTTAGATTTAAAATACTGTAAAATACAAGAACCAGTTAGACACTTATATACACTAGCAGCTAGTTTTAAACCACATATTATATTAAATACTTTTGATTTTGAAGATGATGCAATTATTAATTTTTATGACTATAGTAAACCTGCACTAGCTTATAAAAAAATGATGTTAAAACAATGGAATGGTGAAGACTATCCTGCATTTATAAACTGGGCTAGAAAAAAATACTCATTTAATGAAACGCACGGAACTCTCACAGAACATGAAACAGATGATTTCCTATGGCAAAGAGAAATATCTTGGTGGGGTAGTGAAGATATTATAAAAGAACACTGGAAACGGTATAAAAATCTAAAACATACATGGACTCATGTAGATATATCAAAAGATTGTACCCCCATAACTAATAAAATAGTTAATGAACCAGGTAGCGTAATATGGTGGAGTAATGCTTTTCATACTGTAAATGCTCATTATCTTCACGGACTAAAAGGTGTTACTTCTAGTTATAATACTTGGGTAAAAGAAATTACACGAAAAAATCCTGATATATGGATTTTAGGAAAAGACTTTTTAGATAGACCAGTTGAGGGAGGTCAGATAAAAGATTATGTTATTAAAAGCTAAAACAAGATTACAATTTGATAATAGCTGGGTTAAACAACTAAAATTTGTAGAACACACAGATCAAGATCTTGCAGGCCATGTAGATGCTATATCAGTAAAAAGTGAATCAGGAAGTGTATTTGATTTTTATAGATCTAATCCTTTAGAGAATCCTGACGATTTTAAGTATACAGCTTTATACGATAAAATACCTCAAGTTAAAAAATTAGTAGACCATTTTGAATTACAAACTACTAGAATTAGAATACACAGACAACTTCCGGGTCAAGAAATACCGCTACATACTGATGGTAATAATACAGCAGTAAAAGATAAAAATGATTATATGATAAGAAGTATTACAGCTCTTACTGCAAGTAAAGATTTTAGATATAACTTTATAGATACAGAAAAGAAACGTAGAGTTCAATGGTTAAGACAAGGAGAGACTATATTTTTTGACCCTGATTTAGTAGCTCATGGTATGTCAAATGAGTCAACTACAGAAACTAGATATGCTTTAGTGCAGATATTTAAGTTATACCCAGTTACAGCTTGGGCAAGAGATTTTATAAGCACTGAAAAAGTAGTAACAATATGAATATAGACTTTGGCACTGCATTCCACAAACCAAACGGTAATGCAGTAAAAGTAACTATTAATGAATTTAGAGATAAACTATATCTACATATAAGAGATTATACAATGGATGGAGATACAGGACAGTGGTTTCCTACTAAGACAGGATTTTCTATTCCAGCAGATGAAGTTAGCTCTTTAATACCTCTTTTAAATGACGCTGCAGAAGCAGTAGCACAGAGGTATATATGGAATAATCAATTAGAATTGGAATTTGAAGAATTGGAGAACGAATATGAGTATTAAAGCTTGGAATGATGAACAAGAAGCTGAATTAACTAGGCTTTATCTTGAGGAAGAAATTAAAGATGTACATGAATTAGCATCTATATTTGAAAAGGGTTATAGAAGTGTTATAAGTAAATTAGTACAACTTAAAATATATGAAAAACCTGAATTAGATGAAGAAGATAAGTCATTAACTGTAAAAGTTATGTTGAGAGAGCTAGAAGAGATTTTAGGTGTAGAAGTTATAGGAACTAATTTAAATAAAAAAGAAAATTTAAGTAAGTTACTTGAGTCTATCAAAAAGAAGATTGGTTAATGGGAACACTTAAACCAGGTGTTGGATTAGTATATGAACGAGTAGATGGTGTCGTATATGGTAGATACCAAGGAACAACAGATAGATGGGAAATAGGAAGAGAAATGAGACCAATATCACCAAACGATATAAAACCAGAACCACATAGAGTTGGTTGGGATTCTACTGCTAGACCTGCGCATAACCAATATACACAAGAAGAAATAGAAGATTTAGGTTTTAAAATAGTTATGGAACGTCAAGAAGATGGTTCTATAAATATTGGGCCTAAAACGAGTGTTTATAAGTTTAATGAAGATAAATTGATAGAAGAGTTTACAGACTATATTGATAGTACTTATGCTTCTCATTATAACACAAACAAAATTCAATCTATGGAAAATATTATAGATAAAGGTCATGGTACTGGATTCTGTATGGGAAATGTAGATAAGTATGCAAGTAGATATTTAAATAAAGGTACGAGAGAAGATGCTCGTAAAGATCTAATGAAGGTGTTACACTACGCACTTCTTCAATTACATATACATGATAATAATTTATAAGGACTAATCATGAAGTATATCGTAGATATTGACGGCACTATCTGTCATGCACATCAATTACCCAGTGGCAAATGGGACTATGAAAATCATGTACCAATTATGGGTCGTATTTTTAGAATAAATAGACTATATGATGAGGGACATACTATTAAATATATGACTGCTCGAGGAGCAGTTAGTGGTATTAATTACTATGAAATGACTAAAAATCAATTAGATAGTTGGGGTTGTAAATATCACGAATTGTCAGTTGGTGAGAAAGAACATTACGATATCTGGGTAGATGATAAAGCTCACAACTCGGAAGAATTTTTCAAATGAAAACTAGTATGAGATGGTTTGCTAATCAGTGGCAGACTCAAGAAGTTGACGAAACTGTAGTTAACAGAGTCTTAGCAGCTAAAAATGTATTAGATATTGGTTGTGGGCATAATCCTTATAAAAAATTTGCTACAGGTAA